ACTTCTCGCTCATTACAACCACAACCACAACCACATACACAACCACAATGGCCCCCCCTGCTCTGCGGAGCACGGGAGGGCCCACTAGTCCTACCACCCACTACTATGTGAGGAGGTGTCGTACATTCCCGACCCGGACCATTCAGCGGCCCCTGATCCCACTTCGATTAGGTGACACACGCCGCCCCAGACTGGAAGACGCTGTCAATTTGCGAACAGACGTACTCGGACCCTTGCTCAGAGGTCATTACCCAGTTATTGCACAGCCTAGCCAGCGCTCAATTATGGCTGCCTTTGACAAAAGGTGCAATTACCACTCTGACTTGAGGATCGAATCACGTATCGGTCATGCGTCGCTCAGCCTTCTGGAGCGTTTGTCGCCAGGGAAACAGGAGCCCATCGAATGGTCGCGAGAACTTTATGACGCTTGGAACAGCCAGTTCGCCCCTGAGAAGCAGGCTCGCCATAACAAAGTCTACCCTCTTGTTGCTGATGTAACTACCAAAGAGTTCAGCAGCAAGCAGATTTTCGTCAAGTGCGAGGCGCTCCTCAAGCGCCATGATCCCGATTGGGCACCAAGGGTGATTTACCAGTCAACTGACATCCACAATGTCATTCTCGGCCCTGTTATGCAGGAGGCCACCAAGAGGATGTTTCACGCCATGGACCTTTGCACAGAACCTGGCGATGTGCACTTTACGGGTGCATATCGCAAGACAACTGAACAGTTGTGCGAAGCGATCAATAGCCATGGCGGGCCGGAAACAGTCTACCTCGAAAGTGACTTTTCTGCTAATGACAAGACACAGGTCGAAGATGTCCACTTGTTGGAGGTCGCTTGGCTGGAACGCCTTGGTGCTCCCCAATGGATAACTGGTCTCATGCTCCACGCCAATAAGTTCTTGGCTCGGTCTCGAGAGTACGCCCTCGTCGGTAAGGTGAAGAACCAATTACCTACCGGCGCTCAATCCACCACGTTCCGCAACTCCATGTGGAACGCCTCCATAGTATACGGCTTCGCAAAACCGCTCGGCCTTCGAGGTTCATGCCTCATTCTCGGTGATGACATGTTGTTCAGGTGTGACAACCCTCCGTCCAAGCGTACCCGTTCTTTGGTACGCATGTACGAACACACCATTAAGGCAGCTCACATGAAGGGCAAAGTCAAGTGTTTCAAGTTTTTGGAACAGTGCACCTTCCTGTCTAAGAACTTCATCCAAACCGATAATGGGTTTGTCCTCGTGCCGCTCCTGGGGAAAGCATTGGCGAGATTCAACGTACGCGCCTCTATTCGTGAGGATCTTTCGGATCACGAATATTTGGCCGGCAAGTCGTTGAGTTACTCTTACGAGTTCCGCCATTGCCCACCCATCTCAAGGGCTTTTTACCGTAGGTACACGCAGCTTCATGATTCTGCCAAGGATGTACAGTTGGATGCACTGGGTTGGAATGCTAAAGGTGCCTTTCTCGCCAAAGGCGTAACCGGCATCATTCGGGCCCTGACCCATTGCACCACTTGCACCCGTGATGACATGACGCGCTTCTACGACGTCCGCTATGGCTTAACCGCCACAGACGTGTTAGAAAAAGTCCTGGCTATAGTGTTCGGCGCCGACGACCTGGATGTCGAAGGTGTTGAGCGCATTTGCGGAGATTGGATGGATTAGTG